GTTTTATTAGCTTTGATGCAACATTAACTTCTGCTTCTTTAGGTGTTACTCCTGATGATGCACAAGCAGTAACAGTTGCTTTCCGTCCTGCTGGTGTCCCAACATTTGATTTTAGTCGTTCATAATAAGAACGGAATTGGAATGTTCCAGAAGCCCTGCCTTGTGCAGGGTTTTTTCTTGTCTATTAGGTTAGAATGAAAATGTATAAATTTTTATCATGACATCTAGTCCTAAACCAGCAAAATCATTTATGAGGGCAATAGATCGACTTAAGAAAGCTGCAAATTTAGAAGCTACAAAAAAACAAGTTGAGTTGGCTGATGGAACAGTTTTTGAGATGTGGGTTGCTCCGTTAACGATGGCAGAAAGAGAAAGAGCACAGAAAGGATCTAAAACTGGTGATGCTAATGATTTTGCCTTAAGGTTATTAATTTCTAAAGCACAAGATGAGAATGGACAAAGGTTATTTGCTATGGGTGAAATTGATGTATTAAAGAATGAAGTAAGAGATGCTGATCTTCAAACTTTAATGCTTGCTGTTATTACTGATGAGGAAGAATCACTTGACCCAAAGGACTAAGTAAAGAGCTTCGTAAAGATAATTTGTTAATGCTTCAATTTGGCATTGCTAAAGAGTTAGGGAAGTCTCTTGCAGAAGTTAGGCAGATGACGTTAGAAGAAATCATAGGTTGGAGTGCTTATTTTCAAGTTCTTAACGAAGATCAAGAGGAAGAAATGCAAAAAATCCGCAGACGTAGGTAAACTACGGAGAACGAAGGATTTTAATCGTGTCTATAGAGTCAAGGATAGATATTGTCGTCAAGAATTTAAACCAACTGAACAAGTTGGCTGCGAATTTACAAAATATAAATAAAACAAATGAGCAGTTAGTCAAAGGATTAGATAAAGTTCAAGCCAATTTAGATAAAATCGGGACAAGAGGCTTTAAAAATTTAAATAGAGAAGCAAATCAAGCACTTAAAACAGTTCAAAAGTTAAGTTTGGGTTTAGCAAAACTATATAGACCAGGTAGGGCTACCGAAAGAAGAGGCCTTTTGCTTGGTGGGTTAGGTACTGCTGGTGGATTAGGAATGTTGTCTTCTACTGGTGCTGGTAAAGCAATTGGGGGAGCGATGGGGGCTGGAAGTGCTAAAGCTGCTGGATTGATGTCAATGATTCCAGGCCTAAAAGGAGCTGGTGCTGCTTTAACTGCTACGACTGCAAAAATTGCAGGATTTAGTAAAGGTTTGGCTGGTCTAGGTACATTAATGGCGGCACAACCACAGTTGCTTGGTGTTGCTATGGCGGCATGGTTGGCTTTTGGTAATAAAGGTTTATTTAATGCAGCCAAACAAGCAGAAAAAACAACGGTTAAATTATTTGGTTTAGAAAATACGTTAAAAAATCTAAAAAAATCTACAGGTATTTTTGGGTCTAGACCATTAGTAGATTTAGGTGGCTTAAATTATCAATTAAATATTAGTAGTGATGCTGCTAGAAAATTAGAATTAAGTGTTAATGGAGCAGCCAAAGCATTAACAAGAATTAGAAATAATAGAAAAATTATAGAAGGTAGTGGGTTTGCAGAATTTAGTAAAAATGTTCGTGGAGCAGGATATAACAGGGTGTCTAGTCGTAGTGCTAAAGAATTAGAAATAAATAAAAGAAAAAACGATTTATTTATTCAACAAGCAAATAATTACGAAAGACTTGTTAGTGTTGGTGGAGACATGTTAAATATTGAAGAAAGAATTGAACTTGTTCAAAAACGAAGATTAAAAAATTTACAAAAAAATGATCCTAATCAAAGAAAATTAAATAATCAAAGATTTAGAGAAAATTTAATGCTAGGAGCAGGTTTTCCTATGTTGTTTGGTGGAGGAGTAGGTTCTGTTGGTGGTGGTATTGCTGGTGCAGTTGCTCAACGATCTATGGGTACAAGTGGTGGTTTTGGTGCTCAAATTTTACTTAGTGCGTTAGGTCAACAATTAGATACTTTTGTAGGTGAAGTTGCTCAATTAGGTAAAGCTTTTAACAAAATAAATCCAGATGTAAATGCTGTAATTGCATCTTTAGGTGAAACAAATACTGCTTACGGCAAACATTTAGAAATGCTCAAAAAAATAAAAGGAGAAACAACAGCAATGTTTGAAGCAGAAAAAGCTGTAGCTTCAATTATTGGAAAAAATGGTTTAAGTAAATTAAAAGAATTTGGTCAAGACGCTACCAATCTAGGCAATGCGTGGCAAAAATTAATTCTTCGTATGCAAGCTTCAATTGCAGCTTTAATTACTAGAACTGGTATTTTGAAAAGATTGTCTGAATCAATGGCTAAAGGTACTTCTTTCCAAAAAGCTAATCTTGCTGTAATTACAGGAACAGCTAGTCCAGAATTGACAGAATTATTCAACCAATACGAAAATCAAAATACAATAGGAGGTGCTTTTAAAAATTTAAAAGACAATGTATTCCGAAGAAATTCATTAACTCAACGAGAATTAAGACCTTTAATAGCTGAACAATACGAAAAAGATCAAAAACAATTAATGACAGGTGATTTATTAGGTTCAGGAGCAGACAAAGCGGCTTTATTAGATGAAGAAATTAAACATTTAGAAAGATCATTAGAAATAGGAACAAAGAGGGCAGGAATAGAACAAGAAATAGCCGAATTTTACAAAGCTCAAGGTAAAAATGTAGAAGAGATAGCTCCTAAAGAAATAGCAAATTTAAAAACTAAACTTGAACAAAAAGATGCTTTAAAAGAACAATTAGAAGTATGGGGGCAAATTAAAGATGTAATTGCTGGTGGATTAACTAATGCAATTACAGGATTAATAGATGGAACGAAGAGTTTAGGAGAAGCATTAGCTGGAATATTGAAACAGATAGGTCAAATATTGATGCAAAAAGCGTTAACTAGCATGCTCGGAAATATAAGTTTTGGAGGAGGAGGGATTGCTTCAGGTGGAACTTCCTTACCAACAGATGTAGGAAGTTTAAGCACTAAAGATGCGTTTTCAGGGGCAGCGTATTTTTCTTCAGGAGGAATGGTTACAAGACCAACTGTAGGAGTCATAGGAGAAGCTGGAGAGGATGAATACATTATTCCTGCATCAAAGATGGCTTCAAGTATGCAACGCTACTCATCAGGTGCTAGAGGTGAAGCTGTAATCCCTGGCACTGGTTCGTCTTATGCAGGTGGAGGCGGTGGAAGTTCTACAACAGTTTCTTATTCTGGGCCTATTCTTAACTTCAACTCTGAAGAGTTTGTTCCTAAGTCTGCTATTGGTGAAATTATTGCAACTGCTACTGCTAGAGGTGCAAGAGCTGGTGAAACTAGAACATTATCTAGTTTACAAAATTCACGCAGTAGAAGATCTACTTTAGGATTATGAGTCTTGTTGCTTTAACTAATTTTATTACTATTACTAATCCAAATGGATCAGTAGCAAATATACCTGACAAGTTTCAAAACGGAAGACAATCTCCTAACATTGATAATTTTCAATACCTTTCGTTTATTTATCAAGGTGCTACTCGCAATAGATCTGGAGATAATATGACTTCATCTTTACTGCTTGCCAATAGTGAGTTAAGTATGAATTATTCACAACAGATTGTATTAAATAAATATCATGTAAAAGTAGAAACTTATTTAATGACTGAAGCATTTGAAAAAAGCAGAATTTTAACAGAAGAAAATTGGTTGGCTTCTTCTATGTCATACGACCCATCAAGCATTGAATTAATCCTTAGTAGTGCTATTGATGCTGTTGGTGCAAACGCTCCAGACAAAGTATTAACAAGAGATATTGTTGGAGCCTTACCTATTACTGGATCGCTTCAAAATAGATGAAGCCACATCAATTAATTGGGTTGCCTTATCGTTTAGGTGCTGATCCAGAAAAACATAAAGCTGGTGATTGTTTATCTTTGGTTCGTACGGTGTTAGCAAATTATGGTTTTACTGTTCCAAAAGGAGAGCGTGATTGGTATCGAAGGTTAAGAAAAAAAGATTACAGCGTGTTTTTTGAAGAATTAAATAGGTGGGGAGTTGAATCACCCCCTAAACTAGGAACAATTGGTCTTTGCAAATCAGATGATGGTTATGGCATGGCTGCGTTTTACGAGGAAGGATGGCTGAGTTACCAAAAAACATTAGGAGGCCAGGTGGTGATTTGGTGTCCTCAAAACAACCTCATGGTAGAAGGCTGCTATTACCAGCAGAAGTAGAACTATGTAAGCTTTTAGGTTTATGTGAAGATGAGTATTGGTATTTTGTAGATTCAACAGCGAAATACAATGGACAAAGACCAAAAGGATATGAATTAATTCCTGATATTAGGAATGAAGCAGTTTCATTGTTTTTAGCAAGAGAAGGCGTTCAACAAGTTTTAATTCAGATAGGAATAGCTGTTGCTGCTGCAACTGTTTCTTACCTGTTAACACCTAAACCAAAAGCATTAAAGCAAGGTGGTTCTAGAAGAACTGCTGATGCAATTGGTAATACAAGATTTGCTCCACAAGCTTCTTTTAATTCAATACAAGAGTTAGCAAATATAGGTGATTCAATTCCTTTAATCTTTGCTAATTCATTAGAACAAAGTGGTTTTGGTGGTGTAAGAGTTAATAGTCAATTGTTATGGTCACAATTTGTAAGCCTTGGCAGATACCAGCAATTAAAAGCACTTACTTTGTTTTCTCATGGAACGATAGGAGCTGAGCCTGATTATGAAGGTTATGCAGTAGGAGATACGTTATTAAATACTTATAACGCTTATAAAGTTGGTCTTTATTTTAGAGATGGGAGTAATTCTGGAGATAACAGAATTATTGAAGCAGATAGATATAACGAATCTGAATTAACTTTTAACGCTAATGATCCTTTTGTTGTTGGTGTACCAAATAAAGCTGGTACAAGCGTTCCAACATTAACCAGTAAATCTTTTAGTGGAGCAAGAAACCCTACAACACAGACAGCTTTTGGTGTTTATGCTCCTGTTCCTAATGCTCAAATTTGCAGATTACCTTATGACTTAATTCGTGATCCTAGAGGTTCTTCAAAAGAATCAATTAAGGACATGATGAGAAAAAGAAAAAAAGTTGAATTTGCAAGATGGCCTACAAGAGCTGGAATTATAAAAGTAGGAGGTAGCACAACAAAAGGACTACGTTCTGTTAATGAAGGAGATTTAATTACTTATCAAATTGTTGGTATTAATCCAAGTGGTGAAAGTAATGCTTTACAACGTAAATATGACAGTGATCAAAGTACGGCTGGTTATCAAGTAATTGAAGGAGAAGGAAATGCAGATGCTTTTAACTATAGACCTCACGGTGTAGATGATGTTGATGGTTTTACTACATCAATTAGAGAAACTACAGATAGCACTTTGACAGTAGGAGAACAATATTTATTTGGAACGGCTGTTGTTATTTGTACTGAAACTAATGATCCAGTTCCTTACAGAATTGAAGAAGGTAAAACTTATACGTTTAAAGTAATAGAAGCAGGAGAAGTTGATTTACCTGTTAACGGTCAAGATTTAGGTGTTCATTGTGATAACCCTGAATGGTACGATCCAAATCATTTAGGCTTTAGTTTTGGTGGTAGTAAAGATACTGACCCTGTTTATAGTTTAAGTGATTTAGCACCTATCTTTTGGCAACAAATTATTAGTGGTACTGAATTTAATTATGGAAGAGGTACTAAAGATTTATATTATGGACATGATATTTACACAGCTCAAAGAGTTGCATTAGGAACTGTATCTAACAATAGAAAATGTGATGTAACAGAAATAGGAATTAAATCAACTGTATTTAAACGTATCAACTTTGCAAATGTAGGCACACAACCTAATGAAGAAGCATTAAAGAAAGCATTTGAAGATCGAACACAAATACAATTAGGTCAAGTTAATAAATATGCAAAAAGAATTTCGTTATTTATGTTGCAAGCAAGGCAAGTAGGAGATTCTAATTGGCAAGATTTAATTAATGGATTGTCTAACCATACTGGTTTATTTGCTGTAAAAGGAAACACACCAGAAGCACAATATAATGCTATTACTATTTCCCATCCTGATCAAGAACAATATGAATTTAGATTTAAACCTTACCCTGGTAACTATATAACTAGAAACGAAAAATGGAATAGAAGATTTAACTTATTAGCAACTGATGGAAGTGGTACTGCACAAGTATCTCATTTTTCAGCAGGTACTTCTTTTGGTAGTTTTGATGTTGCATTTTCTGGAGATGAAGGATACACAATTGATGAAAGCGAAGCTTCTAATCCAGAGTGGCAATTAGGTGAATCTACTGTTAGTACAACAGGCATTGTTAAAAATGTAAGGACATCAACTGGTTTAACAAGTTGGGTTGAAAATCCTAGTTTTAACGGAACAATTACAGATCAGAGATGGCAAACTGTAAATAGATTTAATGGTGATCCTTCTAAAGTAATAGTTTTATTTAGTGCAGCAACAAATTCTCCATATACAGGATATGTAGGGCATCAATGGTCTTTGTATGGATTTGGAACGGAAAAAGTTAGTTATAACTTTGCAGATGGAAATGGTGATTGGCCTAATGTTTATTTTGAATTTGGCGGTAGTCGATATGTTGTTTTAAGTCCTGAAGTTTATTTTCATCCAAATAATGACAACCATACTTTTTGGGTTGCTCAACAACAATATATAACAACAACTACAACTATCATTGCCTTACAACATTTTAGTGGATCTGTAAGTCTTATTGGAGGAAGTGGTACTGGTTTAAAAGTTAATTTAACTGTTGAAAGATATGAATATACATCTGGATCGTTTTACTACAAAGCAAATTGGTCATTAGATCCTAATAATTTAGGTACTGGTTACATCAACGGTGATGTTGTTTATATTCCTAGTCAATCAGATCAAGCAGGTGTTGGTTTACCTCAAAGAATACAAATAGTATTAAACGTAGGTGCAGTTACAATTACTACTAGAGCAGCCCAAAACTTCAGTCCATTTGATGCTTTAGCTGATTGGAACGTATATGAAGGAGATGAAAATAGTAATAGAAACGAACCCGAACATGAAATTGTATATGTAAATGAAATACTAAAACCAAAGACAGATAATAACGGTAATGAAATTGGAGCTGCTAAGTATAGTGATTTAGCTTTTGCTGGTATAAGAATTAATAGTTCAAAAGAGTGGACAAACTTTAGTCAGTTTTCTGCTTACTTTAAGCAAGGAGTAAAAGTAGAAAAATTAAATACCAGTGGTACAGGAGCTTCTAATCT